GACTTTCACGTCTACCGTGTCCGGTCTCATGACTGCTTTCAGCACTGCGGCTGTAGCAGGATTCGGTGACATACCGATCTCGCCGGCACGCTTGATCAGGCTCTCTCTGGACGTCTGTTCATTCATAAACACTTCATTCAGAAGATGATCCATACCGATATACATGATCTGCATCTCCGCCGCTGCGGGTTTCAGGGCAGTATCAATGACGGAACCTTCCCGCTTATCCAGAGCATTGGATATCCGGCCTTTCATCCGGTCCGCGAGCAGCTCGTAAGTTATTTTTTCATACATCAGACATCCAGCTCCTTTTCTCCTTTCAGATCACCAAACACTGTATGGACGGTGAATGTCACATGCAGCTTCCGGCCGGAGGTTTCAAAAGAAAATGCATCGACGCCGGTGATCCTGTCATCCCGCATCAATGCATCCTTAATCTGCTTTTTCAGTTTTGATTTCACCAGCCCCATCGGCTTTCCAAAAAGCTTTTTCAGTTCCACTCCATAATTCCAACTGTAGATCAGCCATTCGAACCGTTCTACACGCAAGGCAATTTCGACCGCCTGTCTTACCGCTTCCAGACCATCTGTGTATCCTACAATCCGGTTCTCTTCAATCCGAAAGGTTTTGGACGGCATCGTGACGATCTCAAAATCCTGCTTTAAAATAGTTCCTGTTTTCGGCAGCATCGCGTTTCACCTCCTATCCTATCCGGTCGATCACAGCATAATGCTGTCCGCCTTTCTGCTGCAGGATCGCGACCCGGTCTCCCGCCTTTAGTCCTGACCTGACCGTCACTGCTGTTGTTCCGATACCCGGAATCACCATTGTTTCCGTGTGATCCTTCACCCGGCTGGTCAGCGTCACCTGGTCTTCCCGAAGAAAAAGCTTCTGGTCCACCTGAATGGAGAGCGGCGCTGCTGACACGACCGTACCCGGAATAAACTCGCACGGTTCCGCTTCCTCCACAGCCTGCATCACGATTTTTCTGATATTGTCAACCCATTCTGTATCAGGCATTGATCCCAGCTCCTTTCAGTGTCAGATCCATCGTATGGAATCCTTTGTCAATCCTATGCGTTACTGCTTCTACCAGCATGTAATTTTTCAGTTGCATGTCTTTCAGCTTCAAAAACACAGGAATCAAACACCCGGCTCTTACCCGGATATCTCCAAATGCGCCTTTCACTTGAAAGCTCCGCTCTGGCCGGTTGTAGAGGGACAAATAAGTCTCTGCTGCCACCTGGCCGTTCTCCCCTTTCTGGATGGACTCATTCATCTGAAGGACTCCCCATTTGTTGATGTTGTTTGAATCCTTTACCAGATAAATTTCCTGCTTTCCTGCATCGTTGTTGTCGTAATACAGTTTGATCTGGTTATAGGTATTCCCATCGATGCTGGTCGAAAAATCATAATCCTGGGCTGTCTCCTCATCTATTTTCAGATTCAGCTTCATATTCCCGATGTTCTTCAGCGTCAGTTTTCCCACATCATCATACAGCACGAACAGATTGCCCGTATTCAGCATGGTGGCATCCAGGGCATTCAGGATCATATCAAACAGCGTTTTATTCTTTTCTGTCCTGGACAGCCGGTATCCCGTATCTTCCAGATCTCCGACCTGCAGGTTGAAATCCCCTGCAATCTGCCGGACCAGCTCCGCGGCCGTCAGATTTTTATAATTATAGGTATCTTTATTTTTCAGATAGCGGAGCTGGTCATAGGCATCTACTTTGATCCTACCATTCTTCGACCAGGATCGTTTGAATAGGAATCCGAAGAATGCAGGTGTCCCATTCACATCCAGGCGGACCGCGTTCCCCTCTTCCAGAATCAGGATCGAATCTGACAACATGGTGAACGACAGCTTCCCCGGCTGCCCTTTCCGCTGCGTCTCCCAGGTGATGCTTCCCTCCACCTCCGGCTGGTAGACCGTCTGACCATTTTGGATATATAATGTAACGTTCGATTTTCTCACCTCCTATGGTAATGTCAGGACTTGCCCGGGCTGGATAACATTGGGATTGCTGATCTTATCCGTGTTCAGGTTATAAATTTCCCGCCAGCGGTTCCCATCGCCCAGGATTTTCTTCGCGATTTTCCACAGGCAATCACCGGAAACGACCGTATAGGTCTTCGGAGTGGCCGGGGCTGGGCGGTCCGCCTGCTCCTCCACCGCTGTTGGGGTTTCTTCTGTCGGGACGATGGAAAAATTCATGATCTTGGTTCCATAATTTTTATATTCTTTCAGGCTGATGGAAACCTTGATATCCATGCCCTCACTGGCATCATCCGTCACTTTGTAATCTTCCAGTGATGCATCCAGGCTGGTATCGAAAAACTCCCGGCCTCCTGGACCCTCCCGGACAATGATGAACTCAAAGGCACTCTGATTCCTTTTCAACTCCTGGAGCCGTTCCACAAACTCTCCCGCATCGTCAAAGCTTCCATCCCATACCGCAAACGGATAATCGGACTGGGGAATCACAGCATCAAAGCTGATATCCAGCAGACCGGGCGGACGGAGGATATTAATCTCCTCCCCGCTGATCAGTGTGATGGTCTCGTTCTGTCCGCCGGCGCTTATCGTGATTTTGGACGGTGTAATCGGGAACCGCATATCATCCATATACACTTCATACATTACACATGTCCGCCTCCTTCCGCGGCTGCTGCCAGAATTTCCGCCGTGACGTCGCCCAGCATCCGGTTCACATCTGCGAAATCGGTCTGGGTCTTTAAGGTGTTGTTGTTATTCACATCCACTTTCAGTTCTGCCAGAGTAAAACGGTTGATGATTTCCTGCTCTGCGGCATCCCGCATGTACTTCAAATCCTCATCCAGAAGGTCCATGGAGTCGGCCATGGCAGCGGTGTTGCCTGCTGTTTTTCCAGTGTTGGCAGCAATATCGCCAGCACCTCCCATCTCAGAATTATTTTCTGCTGCATTCTGTGCAGCACTATTTTTTGCTGCTGCAATGGCCGCCTGCCTCTGCATCCTGGCATCATCCGCAGCACGCTGCTGGCGGTCATAGGATGACTGTCTGGCCGCTTTATCTGCAGCATTTTGGCTCCATAAATTCGCCAAATCTGCGGCACGCTGTTGCCGCTTGGCTTCCTCCTCTGCCGCTGCGCCAGCAGCAAACTCCACATGTCCAACCAATTCAATCGATGTCCCAGCAATATTGTTGACAGTTGATATGAGTTTGTTGATCCGATCAATTGCACCGTTGATGAAATCCTGAATAATTGTCAGGCCCTTAACTTTCATATTTCCAAGGTGATTTAAAACTCCGGTTTTAAAAGCAGCAAATGCATACTGCATATTATCAAGTCCATTCTGTGTCGCAATCCAGGCAGCCAGAAAGCCAAGTCGCAGATTATCTGCTGCTGTCAGTACACCATTTACGCAGATCAGCCACGCGACTCTCAAGCCGCCAACAGACTGAACCCATCGGTAAATCGCTGCTACAATGATACCGATCACTATAGCAATCCAAAAGAACGGGTTTGCAAGAAGTCCTGCAAAAAATTTCTGTGCTGCACCATTCGCAATCCATTGCGCAACTGTATAAATTCCCCATGCAGCTGCCGCTGCCGCAATTCCTGTTGCCAATCCATAAAAAACAGGCTCAATTGTTGACCAATTTTCATTAATAAAAGATGCCCCTTTCCCTATCATTTGGATTATTGGCCAAAAAGTCTGCAGCAACGTAGTCTGTGCGGTCGTAAGCACCTGGCTAAATGTCATTGGAATCGAATTAAATTTTGTATTTGTTTCTTCTGCCATATTTAAAAGCGAATTTTTTACCACCTGGGCCGATACTGCACCTTTTGCGGCATATTGCTTAATAGATCCTTCTGCCCACCCCATGTTCTTCTCTATGGTTCTGGCTATTCCAGGAGCTGCATCTAAGATCGAGTTCAATTCTTCTCCCCGTAATGCACCAGCCGCCATTGCCTGAGATAATTGGACCATCGCATTTGACTGCTCTTGTGCTGTCGCTCCTCCAATGACAAACTGCTTATTTACCTGCTCCATAAAAGCAATTAATTCCTGATTGCTTTCAAATGCATTTCCTGCATTCAGTCCCATTTTTGCAATGGCACTGGCTGTTTCCATGTAAGGGGCGCGTGCACGCTGTGCGGATGCAAAAATCATCTGATTCAATCTTTCCGTTGACTGTAGCCCATCATTCATGAGATTTAACCGTGCTGTGGTCTGTGTGGCGCTATCCGCCAGTGCAATCACCTTCTGGACACTGAAAGCCGCTGCCGCACTCATGGCAATACTCTTTAACTTTCCCCTCAGCCCAGAAGCAGCCGTCTGCCCATTTCTCATAGATTGATTAAATTGTTCCTGCATAGACAAATTATCCCGGATTCGCCGCTCTGTACTGCTTACAATATCGTTCAATTGCAAATACGCTGCATTAGCCGCGCTGATATCCATTCGGCTCATCGCCTGATTTAAGCTTTCCTGCGTATCTACTGCCCGCACCAAATTCCGTCTCAAATTCTCCAGTTCATTGTTAGTCTGATCTGTCCGCAAATTAATTGGGATATCATCAAGCTGCTGAATCCGGCTTGCAAGGCTCTGGATTCGATTCTCAACGGCTGCCACATCGTTAAGCATTCCCGGAGGTGTTACCCTTAAACTCCTTGCCTGTTCTGAAATCTGCCGTTGTGTCTGAAAAAGCTGCTGTGCCATCTGATTCGCTGACTGCATTTCATCTGCGAACCGATCCGCCCCAGAATTCATAAATACCTGCGGTGTCGCTACGGATGACCAGGTTGGTTCCGGAACATTTACCTGAGTATTCTGAACCCGCTCTAATTCTTGCTGATAACGCGCCAACTCTGCTGATGTATTCGCCACTTCCTGCTGCATCGCTGCCATTGGTGCCGTATCAAATGCAGCACTGGTAACGCTCTGTGCAGTATAAAAACCGCTTACCATAAGATTCATAGCATTGGTAATCGACTGAATCACCGGAGTCATCTGATCCACCATTTGGATTGATGTGCTTATTCCTGCCATCTACATGCCCTCCTTCCTACTTAAAATTTTGTATAAAAAGAACGCCCATCGGGTGAAGGACTCTCTGATTATCTGCGCTATGCTGCCTGAAAAACATTTTTATGAATCATATCCAATACGGCTGTCATAAATTCTTTACTTAATTCGCTTTTAACAACTACTTTCATAATATCTACTTTCTGATTAGACCAACGGAATACTTCATAAACGCCTCTTTTTCGATACATGAATACCTTTTCTGCATTTTTATTTTTATATATTGGGGTCACAATCTGTGACCCCTCATATTTTATGCTGCCCCCAGCATTGCACCATTTTTTAACGGAAGTTCAAACTGAGCACCCATTATTTTATGCTGCAACTAACATTGTGTTGTTCTGCTGGATGAAGTCCTTTATTTTATCATATCCCCACCCACAATCTACAAGGCCGCTAACAAGGCAT